GCAAGATCACAGATTGCAAATGTTACTGGACAATCGTTAGTTCCGGGTCAAGGACTAGTTGATTCCGTTACAAGTAAATTTGGCAGTATTTCAGCTGGCAACAGTCCGTTAGACAAATTAATTAATAGGAATACATTGGGATAAGAATATGGCGTCTTTTGAAACCAGATCGCGGTCACCGTTGCCTTCCCCAGGTCCTTTCCTAGCAGAAGTAACAAACCACCTTGACCCTACATACATGGGCTGTCTTGAAGTTGCACTTTTAAAAGGCATGCCCAGTTCCACTAAAGAAAAGGGCGAAACTTATGTAGTTAGATATCTAAGTCCCTTTGCAGGAACAACATCTATTAGATACGAAGGTACTAACAGCAGTGACTTTAATGATGTACAAAAAAGTTACGGAATGTGGATGGTTCCGCCGGATGTTGGAACAACAGTTATGGTCCTGTTCATAGACGGAGACCCTAATCAAGGTTACTTTTTTGGATGCGTACAAGACATATTCCAGAATCACATGACTCCGGGAATTGCAGCCACAAAGCAAACTGCACTAACAGATGAACAAAGAAGAAAGTACGGAACTGATTATCTGCCAGTTGCAGAGTTTCACAAGAGTTCTAAAAAATTAGAAAACCCTAATCCTGATCGTTTTGCAAAACCTGTGCATCCTTTTGCCGATAGGTTATTACAACAAGGATTATTGCTAGATACAATTCGCGGTGTTACGTCGAGTAGTGCTCGCCGAGAAGTACCTAGCGGAGTATTTGGCATTAGCACACCTGGTCCATTAGATGATAGTCCCGGAGCCCGTCGAGGTAGAATTGGTTATGAAGGTAATGCTCAAGCACCTGTAAGCAGACTCGGAGGAACTACCTTTGTTATGGATGACGGGGATGTTAATGGACAAAATGAATTAGTTAGATTGCGTACAAGAACTGGACATCAAATCTTGATGCACAACAGTCAAGACCTAATCTACATTGCTAATAGTAAAGGTACAGCATGGATTGAAATGACTAGCAATGGTAAGATTGATATATATGCAGCAGACAGCGTTAGCATTCACAGTGAACAAGATTTTAACTTCCGAGCCGACCGTGATATTAACATAGAAGCAGGTCGTAATATTCATGTGCGTGCCGGCAAGAACATGGAAACTAATATCACAGGATACAATTATCTAACAGTTGATCAAGATCAAAAGATATCTGTTAGAGGTACCCACGATGAAACTATTGGCGGTCTTACAAAAGTAAGCATTGCAAATTCTTACAATCTTAATGTAGCAAACGATATTAAATCCAGTGCAGGTGCAACAATAAATTTTGGGGCAGAGGGCACTATTAGCATAGGCACAGCGGGGCAATTAAACCTGGGAGCTAATGGAAATATTATAGCATCCGGTTCGGCAATTCACTTAAACGGTCCATCCGCCGCCGCACCTACACCTGCAGATACTGCAGAAACACCACCAGACCTACCATTGTTTACATTACCTAATAGAAGTGCCGCCGCTGGTTGGGCAAATAGTGTATTCTATAAGGGGAATAGCATTAAGAGTATTATGCAACGAGTTCCTACACATGAGCCGTGGGATCAGCACGAAAATATTAACCCTTCTAAATTTACACCTGCGGCAACTGATGCAACTCTTGCAGACAGGAGTGCAGGCGGTGTAGCACCAAATCCTGCCACAGGAAGTCAAGAGCCTGCAAACCAAGAAGAAGTAGTAGCAGGAACATGTAGTCCAGAGTATGCTAAAGATATCAATGCTAGTTCTTCGGCTCCGGGTATTGCAGCTCTTAAAGCAGCCTGTGCAAAATATGGTTTAACAAGTCCGTATGCAGTAGCATCTTTGTTAGGTATCGCAGGCGGTGAATGTCGATGGAAGTTAGTTAATGAAGGGTTTAATTATTCAGCAGATAGATTGTTACAAGTATTCCCTAGTGTGTTTAAAGGCGATAAAGCTCTTGCTCAACAATATGCAGGCAATCCTAATAATAGTTTACCTGAGTTTCTATACGGTTATACAACTGCCAAAGGTAAAGGTCTAGGCAATACACAAGCCGGCGACGGCGGAAAATATATTGGACGCGGCTACATTCAATTAACTGGTCGAGCAAACTATTCTAAATACGGAACTATGGTAGGACAGGATCTTTTAGGCAATCCGTCCTTGCTTTCTAATCCTGCTATAGCAGCCGAAGTCAGTGTCAAGTATATGCTTGACAGATGCAAAGTTGCACAAACAGATCCTAACTATTTTGAAGCTGCCTGTAAGTCTGTTGGATTTAACACAGCCGATATTAAAGCTAAAAAGAAGGGTTATTACGAGTGTTTCTTAGGGCAATTGCAAGGAGCAACTGTACAATCTGGCACAGGCGGCATTGTAACTGATGGTTCTGGGAACCCTATAAAGACTGGTTCTGGCGGCTAATAAATATAGTATGCCTTACAAGAACCTTGAAATTAACGTTTCTAATTACAATAGTCAGCATACTAACCGACTAAGTCAGTTTTATCGCGGCTTCAGTACGGTAGATTCTACAAACTACGGATCTAAGTTGTACGACTTTGATTTAATCAAACAAGACATCTTAAATCATTTTAACACACGTAAAGGAAGTAGGGTTATGAATCCTACGTTCGGAACCATTGTCTGGGACTTAATAATGGAACCGTTAACCGAACACGTCAGAGAACTATTACAACAAGACATAGAGGCTATCTGTAGCTTTGATCCTAGAGCTTATCCAATTCAGATAGATATCAGTGAATATGAGCAGGGGTATCTTGTTGAAATTACTTTAGCCATGAGGAACACAGACGAATCAACTACGATGAAGTTAGTGTTTGATCAGAAGCTAGGGCTAACAGCACAATAATATACCCTGATAATTTTTCAAATAAATACGGTATCGAATAGTAAAAATCATGATTCCAGCAACAAATTCAAAAATATTAGTAAGTGAAGATTGGAAAAAAATCTACCAGTCTTTCAGAAACGCTGACTTCAAAAGTTACGATTTTGAAACACTCCGCCGCACTATGATTTCTTATCTTCAGGAAAATTATCCTGAAGAATTTAACGATTTTATTGACAGCAGTGAGTACGTTGCTCTTATCGATCTCATTGCTTATCTAGGTCAGAATCTAAGTTTCCGCATTGATTTAAATGCTCGTGAAAACTTCTTAGAAACTGCACAGCGCCGAGATAGTATTCTACGTTTAGCTCAATTGGTTAGTTATAATCCTGCAAGAAATATGCCTGCTAACGGCTTCTTAAAAGTAACTGCGGTACAAACATCCGACAATGTTTATGATTCTAACGGTACAAATTTAGCAAACACTACAATAGGTTGGAACGATCCTACTAACCCAGACTGGTACCAGCAGTTCATTAATATTATGAACTCTGCTATGACTTCTAATTTTGGAAATCCAGCAGATAGAGATACAATCAGCGGTATTAGCACAGAACAGTATCGTATCAATAGTGCAAACACAGATGTTCCTATCTATAATTTTAGCAAAAACATCAACGGCACGCCTATGAGTTTCGAGATTGTACCCTGTACATTCTCGCGAAAAACATACATCTATGAAGAAGCTCCGGAACCAGCAGGTGCCTTTAGCATCATTTATAAAAATGATAATCAAGGATCATCCAGTGTAAACACAGGATTCTTTGCTCACTTCCGTCAAGGTACACTAAGCATGGCTAAATTCGGCCTTGATAATCCTGTTCCTAACGAAATTGTAGGAGTCAATACACCCGACATTAACAACACTGATGTTTGGTTATGGCAATTAGATAAGAATGGTGGATTTGATACATTATGGACTGGTGTTCCTAGCTTAATAGGCAACAATGTTGTTTATAACAGTTTGAATCAAGATCTAAGAACTATATACGCTATATCTACAAGAGATGAAGATCAGATTGATTTAAACTTTGCCGACGGAGTATTCGGAGACTTACCCAAGGGTGACTTTAGACTATTTTATAGACAGAGTAACGGTCTTAATTATGTTGTTAAACCTGAGCAAATGAGCGGAGTTGTTATTTCAATTCCTTATGTTAGTGCTTCGGGTCAAAGCCATACTCTGCAAGTTACTATGAGTTTGCAGTACACTGTTACAAATAGTGCCGGACCAGAGTCAAATTCTAGCATACAAACAAAGGCGCCTCAAGCATACTATCTTCAAAATAGAATGATCACAGGCGAAGATTATAACATCGGGCCTTTAACCGCAGGATCTGATATTCTTAAAGTTAAGAGTATCAATAGAATTTCAAGTGGACTAAGCAAATATTTTGATATTGCAGATGTTAGCGGACGTTATAGTAATACAAATATTTTTGCCACTGACGGTTTATTATATAAAGAACTAAAAGAAGAATTTTTTGAATTTGAGTTTTCTAGTAGAAATCAAGTGCTATCGGTTATTAAAAATCAGTTAGCACCTATTGTTGCACAACCTAATTTAAGATCTTTTTACTTTGACAACTATGAAAGAGCAAGTATAACTTCTCTAAGTTTGACATGGGTTGAAGTTAATAAAACACCTGGACAAAGCAGAGGTTATTTTAAAAATTCATCTGGCCCTCAGTCTGTTGGTTTGTATTCAGACAGCAATTTAAAATATGTTGAAGCAGGAGCATCTGTAAAATTTGTTGCACCATCTGGAAAATACTTTGACGAAAACAATAATTTAAAATCTATTCCTGCTAACAATGTAATTCCTACAAATGGAAAAACTTATTTCTGGGCAGGAGTTAGTCAAGTTATAGGTGATGGTGCTAATTCAGGATCGGGCACACTGGATGACGGAACAGGTCCTGTTATTTTCTCAACACGGGTTCCTGGAAACGGAACAGTGGCCTTGAGTGCTATACCTG